AGTGTGCTCCACGCGGAAGAAATGGCCTTCGACGCATTCAGCCACGCGTTATCGACCTGGCTTGCAACATCTTTGTTCGCCTGAAGTTCGACCTGAAGCAGAGCGTAGTTCTTGGCACTGAAGTCATTTCCAAGAGCGATCGCCGAAGCGTAGTAGGCTTGGTCGTAATTCAGCCGAGCCGTGTTCAGTTGCTGCCACGTAGAAGCCGCGTCCTGCGCAATCTTCTGATAGGCCACCGACATTGTGTTGAGTTGGTTTTGCGCGGACTGTGCTGACGTGATCCCGAGCGTTGAGTACGCCTGGTCGATGGTCATCGTGGCGTTGGCAATCGCGGACTTGGTCGCATCGAGTTGCTGGGTTAATGAATCCGAAACCGACTGCCCCGACTGCTGAAGCAAAGAGGTGATCTTTGTATTCGCCGCGACCAGAGCGGCCTGGTACTCGTTGCTCGACTGGCCGTAGTACTCCCCGATCTTGTCGAGTTCAGCCTTGACCGTGTCGATCGCCTGATTCGCCTGATCCACCGGCAGCAGGGTCAGCGCGGAGATTGAGTTCTGGAGATTGACCGACGAAAGCTGGACCGCCTGCGTCAAGTCCATGAACTTCTGAATGAGATCGTCAGATACCGCGTCTCCAGCCTTGCCCATCGCAGTGATCTGATCGGCCACGGCTTTCAGCGCGACAGTGAGTTGCGCCATGTCGCTCAGTTGGATCGTTCCCGCCGCCTGAGCATCCTGAATCTTCTGGTAGGCCGCAGTGATCAGAGAGACCGCATTGGTGAGGTCGCCTTCGCTTGAGACTCCGAATATCGCGAGCGCACCTTCCGCGTTGAGCGAGCCGATCTGCTTCTGGCTCTGAAGGTAGTTGAGTTGCGCCTGCGACACATCGTCAAGAGCCTGCCCAACTGAGGCCAGCGCGGTCTTTTGCTTGTTCAGATAATCAAGTTGCGCGTTCGCCGCGTCGTTCTGCGAAGCGTAGCCAGCCGAAACCGCGTCAAGGACTGTCTGATAAGCCGCCGCGCTCTTGGCGATCGACTGCAACGCCTGATCCTCGGTGGTGAGCCCAAGCGTCTGCCGCGCGGTTCCGAGGTCCATGTTCTGGATGTCGGCGATGGTCTTCGACCAATCTGCCGAGAGCACCATGTCGGCAGTGACTGCGTCGCCGATCGAGCGGGCGTCTGCGAGGATCTTCGCCTGCGCGTTGGACCATGCGAGTGCGATGAAGCCGGGCGATTGCGTTCCGGCGTCCTGGATCGTGTTGAACGCTTCGAGAATGAGTTGCTCGTTTACACGCACCGTTTCTGGATCGGGAAGGCCGAGCAGCTTTTCCGCCGACGCCTGATCCATCGCCCCAGACTGCTGTACATATGAGGCCGCCGCACGAGCGGAATAGATTGCCGAGTCAACAGGAACTCCGTAAGCCTGTTTCGTCTTGATCGACATGTCGATCCGTGAAAGCTCGGCGGTCAATGCGACGGCATCAGGATCGTTGATTTGAATGTCGAGCAAATCGCCCAGCTGCTGGTACAGCGCGGCTTTGTTGTTCTTGCCCGCCATCTGCTCACTCAGGATCTGGATTTGCTTCCGGAGGAGTTGGTACTCGGGGTCAGAAGGCAGCTTATTGGCTGTCGCCGCGCCTCCGGTCTCGGCCTGCTTTGCTGCTGCCACATCCGCAGCCGAGGCCGTCGGAGTCAGAACAGCGGATCCAGTCGAAATTGTCACGCCCGGCAGTAGAGACTGGTCAGGAGGCGTCCATTCGCCGGCAGTCGCGGGGTTCTTGAGGGCGTTGGTCGAAACCGGATAAGCGTCCTTGAACGAATTGAATCCCTGCGTCGCCTTCGCTATGTCACCTGCGAGGTCCAGGAACGCCTTCGCTAAATCCGTTACGATCTGGGCCAGCGGGCTACTGGATAGCGCGTTCTTGAACTCTTGCCACCGCCCAGCGAGCGTCTCCATTGAGGCTGCCTGGTCTGCGATTGAGGTATTGGCCGCTCCGAGCGGTCCTAGGATCGCCTGGAGGCTGAGCGTGCCATCCTGAATACCTTTGACCATCGTCGGCGCCGCGCGCGTTCCGAAAGCATTCGCAGCTTCAGATAGTGCGTCGGCTTCGGAACTGGCGTTATGGATGTCGGTGAACAGTTGCTGGAGCGCAGCTGAAACATTGGTCGCTCCATCCTTGGCCAGTTTGTCCATCGCCATCTGCATCGCCTGAAGCGTCTGCGTAGCGTTGAGCCCGTTGTCCGTCAACTGGCCGATGAACTGCGCCGCGTTCTCGACTGGCACGTTGAGTGCCGTGAACAGGCCGACGAACCGGGTTATGTCTGTCTCAATGGTCGTGAAGCTCACGTGCGACTGCTGCGAGACGTTCAGGATCTCCTGAAGGACTGCGTCCAACTGCGACGGATCAATGTCGTACGCCTTCGCCATCGAGGCCGTATCGTTCGCGATGGATTTGGCAGACTCGCCGGTTATGGTCGCCAGATTCAGAACATCTGTCGTGAGAACAGAAAGATTTTGATCACTCGCGTCGAGGTGAAACGCGGATGCAATTGTCCCCATCGCCTGACCGACTTCAACGCCAGTCTGAACGGCAGAGTTAAGAACTCCCTGAAGCTGAGCGCTGAATGCCTCTAGGTTGGAGCCAATCGATCCGGTGGCACCGGTGATCTGCGCTTCTGCTTCCTCAAACGCACCGGCTGTGTCGCGTACGGTCTGGGCTATCGCCATCAGCGTTTCGCGAATCGCGAGCCGCGTGGCGATCGATTGGATGGAGTTCACCGTCCCCTCGATCGAACTGCCGAGGCTTGACCAAGCGTCGGCAACATCCGGCGGAGGCTTTAGGTTGTCGGTGGGAATCTTGGGTACGTTGCTGATCGACGCCGACAGCTTGTTGATCGATGCCGTGAGCGCATCGGCCTGCCCGGCAGACGCCGCAGTCGTCGCGCCCATTGAGGAGATCGTTTGCGCGGTCTGCTTTGTTTGCGCGTCCGCGTCCTGAAGCCGCTGCTTTACGTCGGATAGGCTTTTTAGAAACGCGTCCGTGTCGGTCGCTTCCGCGCCCAACGTGATCAAAAGGCTACCGATTGTGACTTCGCTCATGAAGCGATTATTGCATCGTCCTCAAATGCGATTGTCCCCGACCAAGTACCTCACCCCTGGAGCCTTCGACAAAGCCAGTCGCATCTTTGCGTACTCGACAGCCGCCTCACGCTCGCGAATCTCTTCCGGCGTGAGCACCATCCGCGTTTCTTCCTTGGGGGGCGCAAGGTGGGGCATGATGTCCTCTGGAGTGAATGGATCAGGCCGCTTGTCGGCGTCACGGTTGACGTTCGCGATAACAGCACCAACGGTAGCCTGCGGCCAATGATGATTCCACTTTGCGTACTCTCTGCCTTCGTCGATAATCATGCCGATTTCGACGAGCGTGAGTTGAAGGAAGTCTTCCTTGACGATCCCGAATAGTGCGCAGAACTTGCAGGCGAGCCGAGTCCAGTTCAGTTCGGTAGCTGACTCGCCGGCTGGTTTGGGACAGTAGCCTTTTGCGGGCTGAGCAAATCGCGAACGATGGCCTTTACGACAGCCTTTGTGATCAGGCCCAATTCGGTAAACGACGCGTCGGACAGGACCGTGTAATTTAGATCGGCAGGGAATGCCCCACGCACCCGAAAGCCAGCGTACGCAAGGTCGAGCACGTTCGCATTGACCCAGTGGTCAAGAGGTGCCGAATCGACCAGCTTCTTTTCGGCGTCGTTCGGGTCTGGCGTGACCCTGATCAGCGTGCTGACAGCCCTGGCCAGGTCGAGATTTCGTTCGCGGCGAAGCCAGATGATCTGATCGGCGCGAAAGTTGATCTCGCGTTCGATGCCGTCCGAAAGAGTCACGGACGCCTTTTCAATGAGTGGGTCTGTCATTCCTGCCAATGATTGCGCACAGGGAGTGATCCGTCAAGGACCACGAGTACCAAAAGAAAACGCCGCCGGAGGAATCCAGCGGCGTTATCGGCCTTCGGGAGAAACAGTTTAAGTCCCGGCTTGCAAATCGAATTGGCCCGTCACGCGGATTCCGAACGAGAACCGCAACGCATCCTTGACCTTCGAGTCGACCATATAGGAGTTGACGAAGCCACAGAACACGATCTGATTCGCTGGCGACGTCGGGTAGTCGATCTTCCACGAGCGGGTAATCCCGTCGTCGAACGCTTTCTTGACGCCCCAATATTGAAGCTGAGCGTGCGATGGATCCGTCGGGTCCCAAACGCCGGTCATGCTGGCCGTGCCGCCGTCCTTGAGCGAGGCAAGGAACTGCGTGAAGCCGTTGACGGTGTCGTGAGTCGTGACGTCGATTTCAGAAGTCTTGCCCTGCGGCGACGGAATGCTGTCCAGTTTGACTATCGGATGCCAAACGGTCGGCGAGACCGTATTGTCAAGCATCGAGAGGATTGTCCCGATCGCGCGCCATCCGTTGAAAGTGTCGATGCAAGCCATTTGGCGTAATCTCCTGTTCCACGTGAAACTTTGGTACTAAGTACCTGAGTTGCAGGATACCAGAGGAGTTCGCTATTTCAGCAGAGCCTTCAGCCCTTTGATGTCGCCCGGCGCGGTGATCTGCGTCCAATTGGTAATCGCTCGCGGATGCGCGATGAACTTGCCGCTGACCGGCGTGGTGCAGGCGTGGTGATGGCGGGCGATCATTCGAACAGGCCGGTGACCATACGCCGTGATCAGGTTTCGCCTGAACAGAAAGGCATTGTCTTCGGCTTGATTGAGAATCGGGAAGCGGCGTTTCTCCCAAGTCGAGCGCCAATACATCAGCGAAGTCCCGAGCGCGTACGCCTGATTGGCGAGATCGCCCTTGTAGAGCCACCACTCTTTTTTCGTTGTGTCATGAAACACCATTGTCGAGTAGCCGACGATTTCGCAGTCACTCGAGAGGATCAGGTCGGCCTGTTCCTCGAGGCGCCGAGGGTGGCTGTAATCGTCGTCGTCCCAGTGCGCTACGATTCTCCCCTTCGAATGCTCGACCGCCGCGTTCCTGAGTTCGCCGATGGTTCGCGCGACACCCCGGACATATCGCACGCCTGGGAGATCCTGCGCCTTTACGCGATCTTCTCCGGAATCGTAAATGACCAGCTCTTTGTTTTCCCAGGTCTGCTCCATGAAGCATTCGATTGCGAGGTCCACGAAGCGCGGCCGGTTCGCTGTTATGCAGACTGCGCTGATGAGTGGCTGAGCGGAAGCTACGCGCATGCGAGGTTCTCTGTGATTTGCAGGTCGAGCACGACGCGGTAGAACTTCTCTTCCTGGAGCCAGCTTTCCATCCGCGAGCGAACGAGAACTTCCTGGATGCCGATCGGCCGGACCAGCGCGCGAAGCACAGTGAGAATCTGACTCGCCATCGTCGACGCCGCTCGAGCGCCGGACGAAGTGGCCGTTCCTTGCGAGTAGCACTGGAACGAAAATATCCATGTGTTGCCTGGGCCATCTGCATTGTCGGTGGTCGGCTGCGTGAGTTGCTGGAGAAGCTGGTAGACCGCGTATGTCGTTCCGCCGCCGCCGTTGCCGGCTGGATTACCGCTGCCCTGCGCGGCGGTCGACCAGTATGGTGCCTCGGAGGGGACACTCCACATCGCGGCGAGGACTGGATCAGGATTCAGCGCGGCCCAGATGTAATCGTGGATCTCGATAGGCATCTATTCGACAAGCCTCCCGCCGCGAAGAAAACCGTGCCATTTCGGTAGAGCTATTGATCCCGCCCCAGCGCTGCAAGTCAGACCGCTTTTGTCTACAGTGATGTTCGGCGGCTCACCGTGCCTGATCCAGCACCGATGTAGCTTATCGTTGGGCAACGCACAATTGCTGCATCGCGAATCAATATCCCAATCCCGCGTTCCGTCAGGACCATTCGGGCAGCGGACGTGCAGGTGAGGCCCTGTCTCGTTACTCCAGTCCCGGTTGCGGACCTGCCAGTATGCGAACCACATCGCGCCGACGCCGAATTCGTTGTTGTGCTTGCGCTCTTCGCCGGTGTCCACGCGCCGCCACCCGGCGATACACACGTTTTCACCTGGCCTCCAGTCTTCGTACTTGTTGTGAAACCCGGCTGCAGCCGCCTCGGCGGAATAAGGTTCCCATATCGGCTCGATCAGGAAGCATTCGATGCTCATCGGCCGATCGCCTTCAGGAGTTCTTCCTGGCGGTTCTTGGCGATCGTGGAAAAGTAGCGGAACGCATAGTAGGAAGGCCTGAAGAATGGCTGTGCGGCTTGGTGAACCGTGCCGAACTCCACGAACAGCGAATGCCGCGATCTGGACCGAATCTCTACCCGATCCGCGAATCGCTCAACCGTGATGCCGTCAATGATTCGATCATCATCCGGACGCTTCCCGACGGGTGCAAGATTCCGCGCCATGTCCGCCATTTCGTTGCCGATGGCTTCCGCCTCATCCAGCGTGCGGGCTACCAGCGCATCGGGGTTCAAGAGCGCTGAGATCGCGTCGATACGCCCGATGAGTACGTCAAGTCCTTGAATCCCGGCGGCTGCCATGCTGTAACGATATTACGTGGTCTGGCGGCAGTCAAGCTGAACTTTCATGAAACCGATGTCCACATGGCGGACGCCGGCAACCGTGAAGCTCTCGCCTGTCGAAGGCAAGTAGACGATCATCCCGGGGACGTAGGGCTTAGTTTTGCCGTAGTGCGTCTCGATTGTCGCGTACTGCCGCGAGACGTTGCGCGAGGCGTCTTGCTGGTCGGATTCCCCGAACGGAACCACAGAAGCGCGGTCCATCCAGAGCATATCGCCGGAGGGTTTCGAGCCGCCTATTCCTTGCCCGACGCCGGGCGGGTTTCGGATGACGCCGCCTCCGGAGTCAACGCCACGTGCTGGCGCGTACACGTATAGGCGCGTCCGATAATCGCCGTAATTTGCGGCAACTTTGTCTCTTTTGTTGAACCCCTGAGCCACGTTACGGTACCCTAACTGAAGCCCCGGCGGCAAGCAATATCGATGCCGTCATCGGGTATTCCTCAATGTTTCCGATGCCACGATCCCACGGCAGCCGACCTGAGAACCAGGCCGAGATCAAGTAGAGCATCCCACGCTGCACCATCGCCCCGGTTGTCAGCCACCAGGGATCATTCGACGCGAAGCCGCAAGTGAAGCGGACCAGTACCGCGCTCGAAGGCCATGGCGTGAAGTTCGGCCACGTCTGGTTGAACATCGGCTCGACGAGCGGAATGGACTTGACCGCGTCCACGATGTAGTCGGTGTTCTCGACAAGCGCGGTCACGGTTCCGTCTGAGTCTTTGTACTGGATGAGGTCAACCGAGATGAGAGGGTCACGGAGTTTGATGCGCCAGTTGAGCCAGTAGTCCATCGTGAGGTCGTACTGCTTCACCACGAGGTCGCGGCCCTGGATTGTCTCGGCGGCCGCGCGAGCTGCGGTGATCATCAGGAGCAGTTCCTCTTCCTGCTCTTCGTCAACTTCTAGGCCGTATTCGATGTTCAGGAATTTGCGAACCTGCGCGGTTGTGAGTGGCTCGGTCCACGATTGCACTGGCGAGGTCTTGGTGAGGCGAAGCGTCCCATAACCATCCCACGGCGTCCACATCGGGCCGAGGTAGCCAGGGAAGCCGTAAGTGCCGTAGCCAAAGGATGGAAACACCAGCCCAGTTTAGCGCGAGACCGAAATCTTCTCAGCTTCTTCAACGAGCATCATCGCCCGCTGGCGACTCGACCGCTTGGCGATCAGAAGGCCGTCACGATCCCGCGCCTCGTACGCGATGCCGATCCGCTCGACCGCGCCAAGCGACTCCTTCACATGTCCGCCATTCGGCGACGGGAAGAGGTACCAGCGGTCCGCGACCTTGTGTTTGAGCCAGGTCAATGCCAGTTCCTCTCTGACGTCTCCACTGGCATCTGGATCAGAATCCTGACCGCTTCCTGCGTCCGCAGCTGAATCTGAAGCCGTGAGACTTCCTCGTTGAGCGCCCGGTTTTCAATGAACATACACGCCACGCAGCTTATCGCGAGCGCGATCACGCCGAAGTCGATTGCCCACCAAATCCAGTTCACATTTTCTCCGTTCCGAAAAGGGCCAAGCTCTTGAACCGCTCAATCCCTTGCTCAGCGATCGCCGAGCGAATCGACGCCAGTTGCCAAGGCTCCCCGCCGAGTTCGAGATGCTTCATCAGGTGCGCGTACGGAGCCCACCACTCAGCCGGACAGGCCTCGGTCGAGTACTTCGAAGGATCGCTCTCATAAACCGCGCGACCGTACTTGTAGGCGAGTTGTGCGGGTGTCTCGCGTCCGGGCCAGCGGATATGTTCAGTCACCTGATAAAGCGCCTGTTTAGCTCGCAGCCTCCGCTCGTCCACAAACTGAAGGTGCATCAAGCCGCCCTGCTTTTGCTTCACCGGCTGAACTGTCGGCATGTGGCGCCCCATGGGATGCCTGTGGTGAAAGTCGTAGCCGCCGCGGCCCGCGCTCGACCATCCGAGCCAGGGCTGATCCACGAAGGCGGTCGAGACCCAGTTGTTGAACCAGACGCCAGACGTGTAGTAGCGGTCGATGCCGCGCGCAAGGCAGGCCCATGGAAGTTGAAGAAGAGTGCCCGGCGCGGGCATCAGACTTCGGATCGTCGGCAGCAGGTTGCCAGTGAGCACCTCGTCAGAGTCGCAGAGCACAACGTGCGTTGCGCCGAGCTTACGCGCCTCATCGAGTAGAAATTGGCGATGCCGCATTTCCTGCCACTCAGGGTTGTCGTCGCGAAAGGCGTGGACGCGGCCAGGATTCTCAGCCGCAACTTCGGAGATTATTTCCGGAGTTCGATCGGTTGAGGCGTGGTCAAGGATCACGACCTCATCAACCCAAAGCAGCATCGCGCGCAGACTGAGGCCAAGCACCCAATCCTCATTTCGGCATGGGACGGTTGCTATCAGCTTCACGCGGCCACCTTCGCCAACTCAGCCACCGCGAGCGCAAGTGCCATGGGGCCGGTGTCAGCCTCAGATGCCGAACATTGACCCCAATTGTCAACCACGTTAAGCTTTGCGATCTCCTCGGGTGTCACGCGGCCGCCTTCGGAAGCGGACCAGACGCAGCGATCGCCGCCGCCTGTGTTTTCAAAATGTCGTGCGCCAACTGGATCTCCATTTGCCAAGCCTCAGCGTACGCCGTCCATCCGATCGCGTCTCCATCAACAAAGGCCTCATGCGCCAGGCGCGCGTACTCCCGGCCCGTTTCGAGCGCGGCGTTGATTTTCCGCAGTGTTTCCTCGACTGGTTGCGGTTTCATACTTTCCAACTCCTCAGCCGAAGAATCCGGTTAACGCCGCCGCTAGGATCGTGCGGGACGATCTCGTACCCATTCACCCACGCCATCTGATCAATGTAAGCGTCGCGGCCGGCTTCGCGCTCTATGCAGATGACTTTAGGAATGAAGCTCAGGTGACCATTTCGCCAGCAAGCCAGCATGGCGTCCGCAATGTCAATACCGTTACCTTCAGTGTCCACGCTGAGGAAGTCGACGCGCTCAAGACAAAAGAAGTCTGGACCGTAGAGGGGAACGTTCAGTGATCCAATTAGTAAGTCGTCCTTTCCCCAGGTCTTGCTGGATGCTGGATTACTCGTCGAAAGCGGCCCGTCTGAGATGTCAAAACGCTGCGTCTTGCGACCCGTGGAATTAGCCATCGCGCCCGAAAATATACTGACATTGGGATTGTGTCCGTACTCTTCGAGTAACGCCCGCAGCGGTGCAGGAGATGGCTCGACAAGCATCGCTGACCATCCAGCTTCGATAAAGAGGCGTGAGTTCGAGAGCGCAAGGGGTTCGTACGCGCCAACTTCGAGCACAGCTCCGATGTAGCCGTGCGGGAAGAGCGAGAGTATGAAGCTATCTTCGCCGTACTGCGAGTAGGATTTCATCTAAAGTCCTCGTCGTCACAGTCACCTGACTCGCCTTCGTTACGCAAATCCTCAACGATCCCATTGATACGCTTTGGTTCTTCCGCAAGAGTCATAATCTCTACGCGTTGGGCAATCTGAGACAAGGCCTGTTCTTCAGTGCAGCGAGTCATTCGGTAGACACTCGCGGACCCAACCTGTGTCTCGAACGCGCTACGGCTGACTTTTACCACCGATCCAGCCGGAACTGTTCGGTAGTTCAGGTACATTGCCTTTTCGAGCGTTTGCTCGACTGGAGCCATCTCGGGAGCGGTGACTTTGAACATGACAGTAGATCCGTAGGCCACCGTCTCAATGAAGCCTGAGACTTTCTGATGCCCCATGATCTCAATCACGCCCCATCCGGTGAACTCTGCTGCGGTTGTTTCTTTCAAGCGTTTCTCCTCAAATCAAAGACCGCGATTGACCAGGACTGTCTCCTCGGTCGCGTCAGCCTCGTAGCCCGTGAAACGAGGCCTCGCAACCAGTTCGCGCATACCCAGCCGCCACGCGATGATCGACGCTGCCGTCTGGTCGTGTCTCGTTCCTTTTACTCTCGGATCGTCGCTCACCCAGCCAGGGTTGCGCTTGTCCTTGTCGCCGCTTAATCCGGCTGTGTGGGGGCCTTCGAAGATGCCACGGACGAGTGCCGCGTCGCACCACTGCCGCGCGAACTGAAGAGCTTTCCGGGACCTCCGATGCAGCCCGACGCAATAGCTCGACGCCTCGGTCATGCGAAACGCTTCATCGCGGCGCAGGTTCATCAGCTTCAAAGCGCGATCGCTCGACCATTCGCCCACCGAGGCGCCGTTGTCACACAGGTAATAACCGACCTGCAGGATGTGATCGATGAGCGGCCGAATGTCGCGGACGGCATAGAAAGCCGCATCGCACAGGATCGCCACTTCCGCGCCGGAATCAAGCGCGTGCTTCAAAGCGAAAGGTTTTGCGCAGTAGGCCGTGTAATCCCATTTTGCGACGAATGGCGAGCATGAACCGTCGCGGTCGAGCGAGTACTCCTGGATGTTTTCGGGCGCGCCGGGCGGGAGTTCGTTGACCCAGCCTTGCACCGCGACCTTGGGCGAGTACTCAAGCAGAGAAGCGTTGAGTCTGTCGAAGCCTCGGGGATACCAGTGATTGTGTGCGACGCAAGTGACGATGACTTCGCTCATGCGGGCAATGGCCTCCACTTGGAGTCATAATCCCGCTTGAACTCCGCGAACGTTCGCTGAAACTCAGCCCAGTGCTCTGGGGTATTGCACCACCTCAGATGCGGCGGTACGCCGCCCTCCCAACTCACCCCGCCGCTTGGCGTCCTTGTGAAGTGCCGATGGAAATGCCCGATATCCGGGAGCGTCACGTAGACACCCTCGCGCTCTGCGGCCCACTTGATCGCATCGTCGACGCCCATGTGGGTCAGACCCGGGAAGTACGGCCCGACGCCAGCATGCGCCCGACGACACCACTCGCGCCCGATGAACGGGCTTCCTGCGATACGGTCGATGATCGGACCCAGCGCGTCGGACCACCTATCTGAAGTAGGCTGTGCCACGAAGAAAGTTCCGCCGAAGCGCTCGATGAGGCCCGCGACAACGATGTCCGGGTGAACTTCGCATGGGTCTGTGTCGTCGCCGCACGCAACGCACGCGAGCGTTTCTGGGTGGCGAATGAAGACTTCCTTGGTCAGCGCGTTGATGGCACGTGCGTAGCCTGGATACTTGCCGGTCAGAACCATGGTCGGCGCGTCCACATCGCTCATGACCTTCGAGAGCGCGTCGGGCTGATCGCGCCAGATTGCGATTCCATATCCGGCCTCAGCCCACTTCAATAAGCATTCCGCCGCTTCCTCGACCGGCCGCGCGCTCGGGATCGTAAGCCAAACTTTCCGACTCAATTAGTGTCCCCCTGCCAGGATCTTCAGCACGATTACG